CGTTCAAGTAAGCTGCTTCATCCGGGCCTAAGTAGATTTCAGTGCCATCTTTCAATACAGCGCTATCCGCTTGCAAAGACTCATTGGACGGAGACTTGTAAGGGATATCGTCATATTTAGCGTCTGTCTTAGCCATAAGACCTGCGAGTTGTGTGGATAAATGGAATTGACGATTAGCTAATGCTACTTTTGGCCAACATAAGATTTGACGTTCATCGACGTAGTTCTTTTTATTTTTCCATTCGCTAACTGCAGTTGCTTTTTTAATTTCATCAGTAGGTGCATCGCACAAGGACATAGCTTGGAACATACCATTAATAGTAGTTTCCTTTGCTTTCATTACAGCCGCTACAAGTGTATTATGGGACCAGCCTGGAGCCAATAAATTGCCAGGGATTAAGCCAAAGCGAGGGAATACTTCATTGATAAGTTCCAAACCTTTACGCTTGCCTTCTGTATCCACACCGCCGACGATGTCATCCGCCGTTACCATAGATGGGTCTACGTAATCATAAGATACCCAAATAGATGTTGCGCTATTAAGTGCCCCTGTAGATACAATCCCAATAAGCAATTTGCCTTCATCGTTAAATGTCGCAGTGTAATCAACATTGATAGTTGATGCCGCTCCGCCATTGGTAGCAGACACCTTTAACGTATTGAGTAATACAGGGTCTTCAATTGTCACGACTTTATCCTGAATTTGTTTTTGCGTGGATGCCAAAGTCTTCTTATGTTTCTTCGGATCAAGAACATTGATAAAAACTACTGGCGCCATGCCGAATAAAGAGAATTGGGAGTACATAGCTTCGCATAGCGTGTATTTATCCCATTCTTTAGAGTAGCCCAATTGAGTAGTGGCAGATGCGTAGTTATAGCACAATACGGCTTTATTAGCTTCCGCAGGGTCTGTAGCTAAGTGCACAGGTGCGGTACCAACATATACCGGTAAGGCTGCCGTAGCTTCTGTCATAGAAATAAGGGAAGTAGGTACCTCTCTTGTATAAATTCCGTGTCTATAGTTTCCCACTATCTACGACCTCCTTTTTTAAATTCAAGGTAAGCGGTATTCATCGCTGTACCTTCTGTTGCTAATTCTTGTTGTGCTTCTGCAATCTTATTAATTGGCACAAACAATAAGCGTAGCATTGCTTTATCTTCACCTACAGTGGCAGGAATGCCGTCAATATAAACGGTACCTGTGGAAAGACCTAATTCAGCACTATTAGGGCCTAAGTAGATTACTTGTTTAGCATCTATAGATGTAACTGTTTTTTCCGCAGTCTCAATTGCTTCATTTACAACTTCAACTGGTGCATCAGCTTTTGCCATTAAATAATCATCTCCTCTCGTATTTGTTCGATATCATATTTAACCGTCATAAATCCCTCCCAATACGGATACGCTTGATCCGGAGGGATGTCGGTATCAATTCCGTGTTTATCATCCAGCACTAAACGGTATCGCTTAGCAATAACAGGATGAGCCAGTAATGCTTGCCGTGTGGTTTCTAAGAAATTGGTAATCTCCATCCAACCCTTTTCCACGTCCTCGGAGTACACGCCATGGATTAGAAACAATTGGACAGTTGACCCCTGCAAGGTATCTTCAATCTTATTAATTCGAATAACAAGATGTGGATATTGGTCCTCCTTGGATGATTCTTTCATTTTTAAAAATCCCGGTACAACCAATAAAGGATTCCCCTTTACTTGTGCGTCGTCGCTAAAATAGTTGGCGTGCACCTGTTTTAGGAACGCCCCCAAATCGGTTGCTAATTGCGTAGGTGTCATTGATTACCCTCCTATTAATGCGTCGAGCGCGAGTTCCATTTGCTTTTGCAATTCCTGCTCTGCTTTATTCCCAACAAAAGCGGATATCTTGGCATCACCCAGTATGCTTGGTACTGATGGGCCGTGAAATTGCCCTATCGGATACCTGTCCGCACCCTTACGATACATCGCCCCGATATGTCCACTTTTCATACGAGCAATAAAAGCATTAGGGATTGGCCCTCCACCACCATTCCGCATTACTTGTGCTATAACGGTACGACCTTTCCGCTTAGGTGGGCGCTTTGGTGTAACTCTAAATTTAGTTAGGGCTATTGGGCCGCCTTTAGAACGAATAAAGGCAGATAAAGTCGTCCCCGCCTTATCCACCTTTATGGTTTTATTAATATTCGCTTTAGTAATCAGGTAGTCCTCGTTAACACGATCAACTGTAGCCTTTTTGATTTTAGGCAACGCTTTGTTGATAGCTTTTGCAGTAGTCTTCGGAGTACCAACAACTAATGCGTCTATCTTAGCCAACCCATTTTTAAGCCCTTTTATGTCAATAGTTACACTCACGAGTTATTCCCCCTAAGGACAATGTTTAGCATACCCATGTCATCTTCACATGATTGAACCAACATGATGCGGCCGTTGAATCGAAAGATTTGATTGTACTCCGGTACCTCCGGTAAATCCCGCTTGGCCACGTGTACTATAATCGTATCGTAAATAAGCCCATCAATATCCTGGCCCATGATTTCAACATGCTGCTTATCGGTAAGACCTTCCGCCACTGCATAGCATTGCGTGCCATTTAGATTATGTACTTCGGCAAATTCATTGGAATTGATAAACACCTTTTCAATGTCATTTTGCGCAAAGTCCTTAAATCCCATGATTATTCACCTAAAACGTCGATGAGTTCTTCACGAGTAGCGTTTTCCGGAACATCCAATTGTTCAGCAGATGCCATTACGCGAAGTGCTTCATCGGATAAGAGTTCCAAATTGACGTCCGCATCAGAAGCAAGGATATCGGAAATCATGTCCGCCTTTGTGGCTTTGCTTGCAAAATCAAGCCCAATAGATTTACCATAACCCGCGATATCAGCATTTGTCATAACGCCAAGAGCTTCAGCAAAAGAGTCCCCTTCGTTACTTTTATTATCTTCACTGACTACAATCGCAGCGCCTAAACGAATTAGGCGCTCTTCTTCATCTGCAGTTAAATCGGAGATAACATCACCAGGATTATACACATAATCTCCGGTATTAATCGCGTGCTTTGCTTGTACAGGCATTAGTCTTACCTCCTTTCAATTACAATACGTCCGCTACGAAGTAGGAATCTACATCAAACGGAACGTAAATAGGGCGAGATTGTAATTCCAAAAATACCGCATCTGGGTCACGATTAACCAATCGACGTAATACATATTCGCCTTCATAGGTTACAAAATCCATACCTTCACCAGGGATGATTGTATTCGCACCATACAATTTAGTGAATTTGGCCATATCAGAAGCTACCAACAATTTACCGGTAGGTACCATTTCCTTTTCTTGGTCATCTGTTGGATCTACATAGTAATTATCGTAAGTAAACACATTACATTGAATTTGACCGCCCATGAAGCCAACATACACAGCACCTTCCGCCATTTGTTCGAATTGCAAAAGACCCATTTCTGTACGACGATTATCAAATAATGCCAAGATTTTTTTATCAGAAAGCATTACTTCTAATGTTTCAGAGTTCATGACCAACGTATTTGGATTAAAACCAGATGCTTTCAAGCATTTCTTTTTCCATTTGATGATGTTAGCCACAATTTCTGCAGCAGATTGGCCCCAACGTGCGGTACCAGATAATGTTTCTTTATTTGTAAAATTAAAGTCTACAACGTCATCAATGCCTTCGCCTTTGATGTGTGCCTGACCATTGAGTAATACGTCTGCTGCCATAACTTCTTGAGAGCGTACCAAGTTGTCCTTTAATTCTTGCGTATCTTGCGCCAAAAGTTGGATAGCACGTTCTTCCGGAGATACTGTGCCTGCAAATGGCTGTTCACCTGCTAAACGGACCTTGATGTCGTTTTCAGTGATTGCACGTTTTTCTTTCTTTTGCGCAGGTTTATACGTGGTTGTAGTCATGCCTGTGCGTTGAGATAAAGGTGCTGTAGAGTTAGGTGCCACCCAAGGTGTAATAGTACGGCGACCTTTTACAATGTCAAATGAAACTGTTTCTGTTAAGAATGTTTTTGTATCTTTGAAAAATAAGTCTTTCAAAAAGGATGGCACATCGGGAGTACGACGAACCACCGCAGCAAGTGTTTTTGGTGCGTAAATATTATCCATGTATCCTCCTTA